CGTTTTTTAGTTTTAAATCTTCTTTTTTCTTTTCTAGTTAGTTTCATAAATGGAGTTAAAAATTCTACCCACGCGTTGTCGTGTTTAGGTAAGTACTTAAAAATCCCGTCACTCATCATCATTCTCATTAAATTCTTGTAACCTCTACCATCGGGGTCTAGGTTCTCTGTGTAATATTCCTTTATAGTCTCTTTCGATTCATCAGTTAATAACGGTTCCGACAAATCTACGAGTTTTTTATTGATAATAAAAACTTCTTCACCAAATACTCCCTTTTTAGTTTTACCTGAAAGTAAATTTTGTAATGCTCGATTGTTTTTATCATCTTTATGTAGTTCCTCTGCGTGTTCTATAATATCGTCAATCGTTACTATACTATCAACTATTTCAGGAAATAGTTTAACAAAAGTTTTTTCACCCATATATCGAATACCGTCAATATTATCAGACTTATCACCTGATATAATTTTGAATGTAACGATGTTCTGATGAGGGATTGAGATATCCTTTAGAAGTACCATATCCCCGTCCTTAAGAGTTTTCTTTGTGTGGGGTTGATACACTTCCACCTTATCGGATATAAGTTGTGTAAGGTCCTTATCTGCGGAAAATATAGTTTTATATTCGTCCTCAGATATTTGACAGTAATAAGCAATTAAATCATCACTCTCGGTATTTTTTACAGATACCTGACGAATGAATACCTCTTCAAGGTACGCTTTAATTCGTTGTACTTGCCATTCAAACGATTCTTTCTTAGCCTCGTTTAATATTTGCTTACGATTAGCTTTATAGTCTGGTGAAATAACCCTTCGTTGTGCCGAATTATCCTCCCCGTCCCAAAAGACAATTACCTTGTCATAATTGTACTCGTTAACAAATCTTTTTATTGTATTAATGAAGTGATAGATACCTCCAATATGTTTTCCTTCATGGTAGAAATCCCTAACCCCATGAAAACCTATTTTAAATAAATTATTGCCGTCTATTAATAATGTTTTAATCACACTTAAGGTGTTAAATGGTTATACTTCTTTTTCCTCTACCAATTTGAATTCACCGTCAGTTCCAATGACTTTTTTCCAATATTCGGATTGTTTTCCCTTATATACCTCAATAGATTTTTTCTCTTCAGCCGGGTCTTTACCAGCTAAAAACCCATGAGGGGTAATAATAATCTTTCCGTCTTCATACCCTAAACCATTAATATGATTTTTCATTACAGATATTTTAGTTCTAGATGCAAATCTAACTTTTCTTTTGTCTTTTACCGCAGCTATTTTAGTTGTTCCTGCGTTTTTTTGGTTACCAAATAAAAACACCAAAGAAGAGTTTAACCAAATCGATTCACCACCTTTAGCTTTAATTTTAGGTTGCCCAAATGAGTTGTCAGGTAACTCAACCCACGGTTGATTAACAATCACCAAAGTATTTTCATATTTAGAATCTGCCTTACGTGAACCTGATATTCTTTGATTAATACCCATACCTATCTTATCAGCTAAGGTACCTGCATTATGTTGCTTACCACCTTTACCATCAAAGGTCATTTTACAAGGGACTGAACCAACAGAATCCCATAAAAATAATAAATCGTAATCTAACTCACCTTTTAATTGTGCGTCCAATAACTCATTAATATAATCAGTAATTTGTTCAATATAATTAAAGTTATTATTAAAAATGAAAAAACCATCCCATTCTAACTCACCCGTTTCTTCATCAACCACTTCTTCACAGTCAAAACCCATTAGTTGAGCGTGTTCAAAAGACCATTTTTGTTCTGTAATTATGAAAACAGGTAAAATACCTTTTTTCTGTGCATCGGCAGCGGCTTTAACCAATGCCGTTGTCTTACCCGTATCTGAGTGTCCTAAAAACATATTTAAGTGACCAATAGCGGGTCCAGGAACACCAACGGCATCTAAAAAATCCCCCCCTAAATCAAGGAATCTCTGAGTCTTGTATTTTGCCGAAGTTGAGAACTTCTTCTTAATACTACTAAAATCTTTTTTCTTTATTGCCATATTTTATGTTATAAAAGATGGTAACGACAATAGTGTCGTTACCATCTTATTAAAATTAATATATTTAGAACGGTAGGTTATCGTCCGCTTTCTGCTCTGACTGTCCATCAGTTGATTCTTCTGACTTACCTGAATCTTTTGAACCCCCTAAAGTTGTCTGTGAAGAGTCATCTCCATAAACAAACTTCTTCAAGTCTGTATTCCATACAGGTGTTTCACCTCTCGCAATAGCGTCTAAATACTCTGTAGGTTTTTGTGCGTACACATCATTCCATGTTAAGTCATTCTCCATCCACTCTTTCATTTGTGATTCATCTTCATGAATAGTACCTGGGTCATCATACATAACTGTTTGTACAACAGTGTACTCAATACCTTTAGGTGTTTTTGCCTTTGATAGTTCAATGATTAAATCACGTCCTTCGCTAGCATCTGTCACGTCACCTTTCGCCTTCCAAATTGGAATGATTTTATCTAAGATACCTTCTTGTTTGTAGTTATCTTTAAATCTCCAAAATTTTGGTCCGTGGTCTTCATGGTCTCTATCGATTAATTTCACAATATAGAATTTACGTGGACGATATTGTCTTGCTAATTCTTTATCTGAATCTTTACCTGTTGAGATTAACTCTTCGTAAACCTCGGTAAGCGGTGAACGCTCACCATCATTTTTACCCGGGTCATAAAGTTTTGTCCATTTTCCATCAACCTGTACTTCATGGTACCACACTTCTTTAAAAGGTGATGACCCATCTGGGGTTGGTAAGATACGAACAATTTTTTGCCCTGATTTAGTACCCTTAGGTAGATACGTTGTAAAGTAACGTTTTAGTCTATCTTCTTGTGATATAGACTGACTTCCTGTGTTTGTGTTTGCAGTGTTTTTCTCATACTGAGAAAGTACCGCGTCTAATGCATTTTTTGCCATAGTTCTTTGTTTTTCGTTTTACTCGTTTTTTAAATTATTATCTGTTTACTCAAATAAAATATAACAAAGAAACTCGGTAAGTCAAATAAAAAAAGAGACCATATTCAATGGTCTCTTAATTATTTTCTATTTTAATATTATTTTAAGTAACTAATTAGTCCTCATCCTCAAAAGCGGCATCAAACGATGTCTTAATATCTCTATCTGTAAAATTTTCAACTTCATCAGAAGTAAGAACATAGTCATTCTTTCCCGTTTTTTCCATATCAGCCTCTTTGTCCATGAAAAAATCACTTAACTTTTGGTTGTATGGATAACTATCTAAACTTCTTAGTTGTAATTTTTCTTCAGGTGTTTTTTGACGGTACTTATCTACCTTAGTCTCTAAATCATTAATTTTATTAATGATGGTATCCATATCACCTAATTTAGTTGTTAAGTCATTTAACCTATCTATCATACTATCCATATACTCCTCTTGTTTAGCGGACATATCGTTTTGAGCGGTAACTAAATCAGTTATATCTAACTCTTCGGTACCACCTTCTGACACATCAGGAGAGTTACCAGGTTCACCTACAACTTCAACGTCAGGGTCTGATTCCACATCAACTGTTTGGACTACATCATCTACGGCTCCTTCGGAACCAAATTCTTCACCACCTAATTCGAGTTCTTCACCACTATCGGGTGCAACATCTAATGGGGTCTCTTGTTCGGAAATATACTTATTAATAGTATTATACTTTTTTATTTCCTCTAATATTTTCTTATCTACTGACATTTCGTTATTTTTTTTTAACCGTTTAAAAGTGTCTTAACACCGTGAGGAGTCTCAACCTTTAAAGTTCTATTTAATTTCATAGAATTATCAACTCGTTCTATAAGTCCGTCTCTCATTCTTACAGTATAACAATCACCTGTGTCCAAATCACAAACTTCTTTGTATCCGTCACCGGTATCTTTCTCAGTAAGTCTAGTGTCTTTAGACAAATACTGGTCTAATAGTGTTTTAATGCTCATATTGTTTTTATTAATAAATATACGTTAATTACCCTTTTGCTT